CCTGGAGAGTCTCACCAGTTTGAGAATACGGATCCGATGTTCCATACAATTCTTCACGAGCTAAAAGTCGCGCTTGAGAGGCTTGATTTGAGGCTTCTCGGCGATCTAATGCACGCTCTCCACGTTCAAACTCACGCCCTGCCTCGGCTTCGCGAGAAGCTAATGTAGCTCCTCCATATTGTCTTGAATCGCCTGTTCCGTATAGTTCCTCACGAGACAACGCGCGACCTTTGCTAGCTATGCCTTCTCGAGAAGCTATATCAGATGCAGCCATACTTTCGCGTGACGTACGCTCAGCAGCCGCTTCCCTAGCAGCCAATGTACCTCCAGCCATATTCCTCATACCTGCTCCGCCATACAGCTCTTCTGACGCTAAAGCAAGCCTATTACGCTCTGCTTCTTCTGCTGCTGCTCCAGCCCTCTCTACTTCATCCATCCTACGACCTTCTAAGCCGCGTCTTAGTCTAGCTTCTTCAGCCCCTACAGTTTCTTCACGGTAACCAGAGGGTAATTCTGAATACCCTCGTAGCTCATCCCTAGCTAAATCAGTACGCCTAGTATCCTGCGCTAATTGACCTCGCCCTAGCTCTCGTCTAAGAGACATATCTTGAGCAGCTTGCGTAGCCGCTAATGTAGCGCCTCCTTGCCTTCGTACATCACCTGTACCATACAATGCTTCTCTATCTAAACTTCGTTGGTCACGAGCTAAACCTTCACGCGATAATAATTCAGCACCTGCTAATTCTCCACGCTGAGCAAGTTCGCGTTCTTGTATACCACGTTGAGCTTGTGACTCTCTAGCTCCTAGAGTTTGTTCACGTCTACCCGAAGCATCTTCTCTATAACCATACAATTCTTCTCTAGCTAAACTCCTCTGTAGATCTGCTTGTTCTGCAGTTTGCGCTAATTCTTGAGCTCCTAAAGTACCTCCTGTATAACCAAGTCCTGACATCTGCTCTTCACGCGTCATAGCACGGCCATATAACTGCTCACGATCTAGTGCTCGTTGCTCAGATGCTAATGTAGCTCTTTGCGTAAGTTCACGCTCGGCTAAACCTCGCTGTGATATACCAGCTGTTTCCATTTCAGCAAGTCTACGATTCTCAGCAGCTATATCAGCTTCCTGGCCTGTACGTGCTAGTGTACCTCCACCATACCTACCTGCCTGAGCTTCCGCCTCAGTCATGGCACGGCCATACATCTCTTCACGTGCTAATGCGCGTTGTAAATCTGCTTGTGAAGTTTCTTGCCCAAACTGAGCTTGTTGGAGATCTGCTCTAGCCTGACGTTCTAACGCACTTTCAGATGCTGTTAGTCTTCGTTGTGCGCCAGCTTCACGTGCTGCTAAGGTCTGTACTCTACGCCCGTCAATTTCTTCAAAACCCCGTAACTCAGCACGCGCTAAATCTCTGTCTAAACCTGCTTCTTGTGCGCGAGCTGTACGCTCTAACGCTGCTTCAGCAAACTGATCTTGTTGTAGTTCACTTGTGCCTGTAATACGTGCAGCTTGTAGATCCGCAGCTGCTTGACGGTCCAAACCAGCTTGGCCACGTGTAAGATTACGTTCTGCCAAACCCTCAGTCCTGCGTAAACCACGCTCCGCAGAAGCCTGAGTAGCTTCCTGTTGTAGGGCATCACGTGCTAAGGTATCTTCACCACCTATCGAACCAAGAGCTTGTTGTGCAGCTAAGGTTCGTTCTTGATCTATTTCACCTAACAACTCACCTCGGCGAAGTGCAAGCTCCTGACCTTGCAACGTAGTCGTAGCTTCTGGACTTCCATACAACTGTTGAGCCGCTAGAGTTCTATCATCACCAAGTTGCCCTATAAGTCCTGCACGTTGAAACGCTTCTTGTTGTAAACGCTGGCTACGAGCTTCAGTTTGCCTTGTTGTATCATCGCCTCCAAGATCAGTACCAAATGTCTGCGCTAATCCCGTGCGATATGCTAAATCTTGACGTTGCTGATCTAAAGTCCTTTGCCCATCGTAGATGCCAGTTAACGCCCCACGTTGCATACCTTCTTGAGCTAGTGCAGACCTCTCAGATTCACGCTGTTGATCACGTCTTAGAGCATCCTGAGACAAAAACTCCCTAGTACCTAAATCCCTAGAGAACTGCCCCATACGTTCAGCTTCAGTCTGCTGCCTACCTGCTAATCCAAACTGTTGATCCGTGCCGTATAAGCCAAGCCCTTGTTGTATAGCTTGCCCTACACCAGCTTCACGTTGAGCTTCAAACTGAGCATCTAAGGCTTGCTGACCTCTAAGTACACCAGACTCAAATTCCCCAAATTGCGAAGCCGTAGCTCCACCCCCACGTAATACACCGAGCCTATTCAAACGCTCAGATAGATCCTTACGAGATTTCTCTGCTTGATCCTGGTAACTTCCCATAGCAGCTTGGCGGCGTTTCTCATACGGATCTGCCGTTAGTCTGCTAGATATAGCACTCTGTAACTGTCCTCCAAAACTTCCTGTAGCCATTAGTGTACTCCTAGCTTACGTACAGTTTCTGGTCCGATGGGTTTATACATTAACATCGAGCGGCGTACTGTAATAGGTTGATCTAGTGTGCTATTTTCATATCTTATCTGACTCACAGGACTATACCCATGTAAATCAGTATCATTTACAAATGCTGTAGTTGCCGATCTAATACTCGAAGATCCTATAGTAAATTCTGTTACCAAGGCATCCGTAGGATCTCCAACCTGAAACGTATCACCTTTTGTAACAATTCCTGGACCTGTTTGATACACCGATGTATCATATGCTACGTCAGCAGCGTTGAACTCATGTCTGGCATATAACCATCTAACTCTTGTAGCCACGGACACAGGAGGCGTAGCAGCAGTAGTAGCTTTAACTGTAAAGGCCGACGAAGAGTCATTAGTTCCTGTGTTATGTTTAAACAACAACCCATCAGCGTTCCCTCCTAAATGTGGTAAGTCTTCAAAATACGCACCACAAATACGAGTGTTTCCTGTGTACACACCTACCCATTGACGTAGTTTGTAATTCCATACTATAGCGACATTCATATACTGTTGATTAGTACCATATGGCACCCAGAACCATACTTGATCGTCTGAAGTCACTAGATGCGCAAAACTATAATTCAATCTGTCTTTATTGATATTTTCCCAAAACTCTGATCCATCAAAATTACCCGATACTTTTTGAGGCGGTTCAGATCCTCCCCATTCGTATATGCCATCACGCCGCATGAATAACTGATTGCCAAATTCATCAGTGACTAAGCTACGCCTAGATATTGTCCCTCGGTCAGCGCGTCTTTGTATACTATATGGTATGTCAGCATTACCCGTGGGAAACAAACCCCAGATGCCATCCTCATTATGGAGACCTAGGAAGCTCTTAATGGGTGCCACACCTGTGATTTGACCATCTGTGATATAATAATCATTAGCCCCAAATGATGTTATATCTGTGGTTGAAGAGTAATGAGCTAACCGCTCACCTTGGTTGGTGCTGACATACCAAAGTCTATTATCCCAAAATATAGTCGAATCCGCAGAAGTAACACCACTAGATCCCATACCAGCGGCTGCTATATTACCCCCAGCAGCAGTCCACTTAATAGGTGCATCATTGCCTATACCATTGACTCCTATTAATGTCCCACCTGCATTAGTAGTAATCCAATACTTATCTATGTGTGCTGTAATAGTAATCGAGGCTGTACGATCTGTCCAGGTGCCATCTACATCCTCATAGAGCTTAGTTCCTGCAATAACAAATACTGCACTCGAGGACGCGCTAAATCTTTGTTTGCCCGTAGCCACTACAGACGGGGAACCAGACAAAGCACTAGATATGTACTTCGCTGTTCCCCGCCGAGTATTCAATGATCCAGCGTTATCTAGGTACATATTTTCAATCCTAGACAACACATTAGGTTCTAGATCAATGGCAGGGACAGAATAATTCACTGTCTGCCACGGGCCAAATTGAATACCGTCCGCTTGTATCGCCATTATGAAGCTACCTGTAATGATCCTTCACGAACTACGAAGTTAAACTGGCCAGACATAGAGTCTCTACGTCCCATACGGAATTTACGGTCTGAACTAGAGTTACGATTGTACATTAACCCTGTTTGTACATAACTTTGTTTATACTGGTTTTCTTTGATTGCTCCATCTGGATCGCCTTTTTCAGAATGATATAATTCTGATATACCATGAATCACAGCAGCTTGAAACCATACAGGAGCATAGATGTCATAATTAGTGGTAAGATTAGTAGTCGTAATATCAGGCACATTAGCTACGTATTCGTAAGTCACAGTAGCCGTAGAGTCTGGTTGAGGGTACAAAGTGACCTGAGATTCGCCATCAGAGGATTCGTTCACACCACTGAAGAACAAAAATCTAGGATCGCCAGTTTCTGATCTGTCTATGTCTAGTTCATCTATATAACTCTCAGTTACAATCTTAATCGGGTTGTCATTAGTTGTATCTTTAAAATGTCTAGTATGAGCTACATCAGATGCTAGATCATACTCAGACGTACCAGAAGACGTTGTAAACGTACCTTGCTTATGTCTAAATACCCAAGGCATAGCTAGTAACTCTGCCATTGTCATATTTGCATAATCTATACCATTATCACGATACGTTTGATTA